GGGGCTGGTCTGGTGCAGGACCGCAAGCTCCGAGACGCGGCCGGCGGTCACCGAGGGTGCCCAGCTGGTGACCGTGCAGGGCGTCGAGGACACGTTGGCGGCAGCGAGGCGGAACCGGTTGAACGCTCCCGAGCCGTCGTTCACGCTGAACCCGGTGAACGTCCCGCCGAAGTAGAGGGTGTTCCCCTCGAGCAGCATCGTGCGGACCGTGCCACCGATCGACCACCCGTTGAAGTGGTTCGTGATCTGGCCGGTCGCACCGTTGATGACCGCGATGCGCTCGCGCACGGAGGTGACCCCGTTGATCGTGATGGACGAGAAGTTCCCCGAGATGTAGACGAGCGTACCGTCGGTCGCCAGGTCGTGGATCTCGCATTGGCTCGCCGGCAGGTCGAACGAGACGACCCAGCCCGAGTCCCACTCTCGAGTGGTGGGGTCGATCCGCACGAGCGAGTTGATCACGTGGGTGACGCCGGCCTTCGTCTCGAGGCGGTCGGCGCCGAGCGTCGCGATGTAGATCTTGCCGCCGGCGTAGGCCGCCTTCGTGAAGCGCCCCGCCTGTTTGGTCGGGTCGTCGGTCGGGCTGACCAGCCACGTGGCTCCGAGGCGGATCGTCTGCGATGGGGTCTGGGGGAGAGCCATGCTGCCCTCCTACAGGTTCGGCATCGCGGTCCACGTACCGGGCGATCCGGTCGTCGTGCAGATCCAGCCCATCGAGGACCCCGCTGCGGCCGGCTGACGCCACCGCTTCATCCCGTCGAGCCATTGCCCGGAGGCGGGGGACCCCGTGTCGTACTGCCAGGAGTTCGCCTCGGTGTACAGGTTCACGCCCGAGAGGGAGGAGCGGAAGATCGTGGCGTCGGTGAAGGGCTTGTTCGGGTTCCCCGCACCGTCGATGTTCGAGACGAGGTTCGGGTTCGCCACGCAGTTGACCATCGTCATCCGGCCGTCAGAGCCGGAGATGTCGGCGAAGTAGTGGCTGCCGGCGGTGGACTGAACGTGTGACGTGACCCCCGAGACGGACCACTCGGCGGCGTTCGTCATGTTGATGTCGAGCGTCACGCAGGTCACCCCCGAGCCGACCTGGCGATGGTTCACGTTGCAGTCCGAGATCGAGTTGCCGCCGCCGGCGCCACCGTCGAAGCCGGCGTTGCCATCGACTTGGATCGCGCCGTAGACGCCGGAGCCGTTCCCGCAGCCGAAGCCGTCGAGGTAGCACTCGGTGATACGGAGCATCCCCGCGTCGATGACGTGGATCCCCGAGCCGGCAGAGCCGTTCGTGTGGACGTGACGGATCAGCGCCCCACCTGCGGCCTCGATGCGGATGTCATCCTTGGCGTGGGTGTAGTCCGGCGGGCGCAGGCAGACGATGTCGTCCATCACCCAGTCCGTGATGCCCCCGCCGACCCCGTCCTTCTGGACGAAGATGCTGGCGTTGTTCGAGCCGATCCGCAGCTGCTTGAACCACGAGTTGACGGCGTTCTGGGTGTGGGTGTCCCCGTTGAACCGCTTCGTCGTCCAGATCACGCCGTAGCCGGATCCCGAGGTCGAGCTTGCGGTCGTGACCCAGTCGGTCGTGCCGTTGAACCCGTTGATCAGGCACCGCTCGATGATGTTACAGGACCCCATGAACACGACGCCCGCGCCGACGGCCGACTGCGAGTTGCCGTTGATGTAGAGGTCGGAGATGAAGATCGGTCCCTCGTCGTCCTGGGTCGCGGACGGCGTCAGGTACGCGTGGTGGGTGAAGACCCCCTTGCGGCCCCAGGTTCCGGCGCTCGCGCCCGAACGGACCTTCACCTGCGAGCGCGCGTTCCCGGTCGAGTTGTTCGTCGCCCACATCGTGCCCCGGATGTAGCGGTAGCAGGGGACATCCCAGGGAGCGGAGGTCTGATAGATGCCATCGCCGAACAGGATCGTGTCACCGGGCTGGGAGTCGTTGATGCAGGCCTGGACCGAGGCGTAGTCGTCGGTCGCGTTGTCCCCCTTGGCTCCGTACGCCTTCACCGAACGGAAGACACCGAGGGTGCGGGCGTGCGCGCCGTTGTGCGCGTCGCCCCCGAAGGTGGCGGTCGATGCGAGTGCGCCGTTGGCTGCCGGGATGGACGCTGGCATCTCAGATGCTCGCGATCCCTGCGCCGTTCCATTGCAGCGTGATGTCCCCGCCGTTGGGCGTCACCGGCATCCCCGAGGTGAAGGTGTCGAAGTACAGCATCAGCTGCGAGGTGGCCGCGTTGCCCGTGTCGTCGTAGATCACCACGACCTCGGCGGTATCACCCGAGACGGCGGTCATCGTGGTGTCGGCCGCGTCGAACGTACCGGTGGTCGTGGTCTTGGAGCCGAGCGTTGCCGTGGCGACGGAACCGACCGAGATGTCGTTCCAGAAGTCGTGGGTCGCTGTGGACACGGTCACGTCAGCCGAGTCGATCAACGCTGCCTTCAGCGTGGCGCTCGAGATGACAGGAGCGGTCGAGGCCCACATCGCGACCGCCCACGCGTCGAACCTACCGTTAGCCATCGATCCTCCTAAGGGTCACACCGACGCCCACTTCGTCCTGAGGTACCGCTCGACGCCGGCGATCTCACCGTCGGCGAGGACACGGTTGTAGACCAGCACCTCGCCGTACCGCACGTTGTAGAACGCCGTGGCCGAGTCTCGGCCGAGGAACAGGGTGGTCGAGAAGCCGGACGTGCCTGGGTTCGCGGTCGAGATCGTGGTGCCGTTCAGCCTGAGGCTCGAGGCCGCACCGCTGAGCACCGCCCCGAACACGTTGAAGTTCAGGTCGCGAGCGGTCGTGGTGTCCTGGGCGCTGGCGTTCGAGTACCCCCAGAACCCACCGTTCGTGGCGTAGATGATCGCCCGGTTCGTGTTCGCGTCGATCAACTCTGTGGTCGCGCCCGCCTCGTAAGCGACGATCTGGCCGGCGATGAACAGCGTCAACGGCTGCGCCTGGGTATAGGACGCGCTCGTGAGGATGTCGTTCGTCCCGTCGAACAGGGCGAGCGAGCGTCCGTTCTGAGCCGCCGGCTTGAAGGCCGGTCCGTTCGTGGCCTCCGAGAGGTGCTTGGCCCCGCCGCTCTTGTCCGTCACGCCCTTGATCACGTCGTTGTCGGCCAGGACCCCGGTGGTGCGGCCGGTGTCGGTGAACAGGGTGGAGGGATCGCCGAAGTCGTACCAGGCGGTCAGCCCGTTCTGGACGCCCGGGACCACGAGTCCGCGACCCTGCGTCACGACCGTGATGTCGCACGCCGTGGTCGTCGTGATCGTGCACCCGTTCGCGAACTGCACGTTGAAGCTCGTGCCGATCGGAGGATCCTCCTTGAGCGCGGCTCCGTAGGTGATCGTCGCGATCTTGTTCGTGAGCGAACCGATCGAGTCGTAGATGGTGATGACCCCGTTGATGACGGCCTTGTTCATGACGATCCGCATCAGGGTCCCGGGGCCGGCAGCGACCACGGTGGTCCCGACCGTGGTGATGTTCGTGTACTGGCCCTTGTCATCGGTCATCAGCGGGTCACCACCGTGATGTCTGTCGCCCCCGAGGTCACGACCGTGCAGCCCGTGGCGAACTGGCACTCGTAGTGAGCCTCGATCGGAGGGTCACTCAGTAGCGACCCCCCGAACGTGATGGTGGCGATCTTCGTGCCGGAGCCGGCCGTGTTGTCGTAGATCGTGATCGTCGCCGAGAGGACAGCCTTGTTCACGATCACGCGCACGAGCGTCCCCGCTCCGGTCCTGCAGGTGGTCGTCGTGGCCGAGGTGATGTTCGTGTACTGCGCCTTGTCGGCCATGACCGGCCTCCTTATGCGCTCGCCTTCGCGATGCGGTTGGGTGCGTCCATCGGGGAGTCCTCGACCATCGAGGCGTGCTTCTGGCAGTACCCGTCCTCGCTCACGGCCGGCCGGCCGCAGGCGTCCACCTCGCCGTCGATCGTCACCCGGAACAGGCACGTCGGCACGGCGGCGATGCTGCCGGCCATGACGGTGTCCTGCGAGGTGACGAGACGCATCGTCTTGCCGAAGTCGTAGTGCGCTTGGAGGTACTCCTCCACGGCGGCCTTGACCTCATCGGACCAGCGGTTCAGAGCCTGGGCCGCATCCGAGTCGAACAGATGGTCATTGAACTCAGCGGCGATCCCCTTGACCTGCTGGCGGTGGGGACCCACGATCTCCCAGTAGGTTGGCTCCACGACGTAACGGGCGCGGTCGTACCTCGACCAGAACTGCACGTGTATCTCCCCCTTCGGGTAGGGCCGGCTCAGTAGCCGACGACGAACAGGCGGGCTGCGACCACTGTCTGGTTCGACGCGGTCGCCTCGGTCCCGACTGCGGTGTAGATGATCAGGGTCTTCGCGGTGTAGTCCACCGCCAGCAGCCGGTTGTCGGCGGCCGTGTTCGTGTCCTTCTGCTCGATGCCGACGTACAGCACATCGGTGAAGTCGGACCAGATCGCGGCGATGTTCTCGCCGTTCACCGAGTAGTTCGTGGTGTCTTGGTCGTAGTCGTAGACCGCGACCTTGATCGCGCGCGACGCCATCCCGAAGACGGGTCGCTTGGACCCCTTGCCCGGACCGTCGGCCTGTAGAGCGATGACTGGTGCACCCATCGGTGTGTCCTCTCAATCAGGACAGCACCGAGAGGGGCCGTAGCCCCTCCCGATGGTCTGTCGGTTCGCCTTACGAGGTGACGCCGGTCAGGATCCCGTGGGCGGTCTGGTTATGGAGTTCGAACCCACACTCGGTGAGGTACTCGTCCGTCCAGCCGTCATCGCCGGGGGTCCCGACGTTCTCGCGCAGCATCGTGTCGCGCTCCGTCATCTTGGCGAAGGCGATCTTCTCCGTGTCGACCGCCAGCGCGTAGCCCGTGTACGGCGAGGGCGTGAGCAGGCGGTGCTTCACGATGTTCAGGGTGCCGTGGGAGGTGATCCACTGCTTCACGGCGATCCCGTAGGTCGTGTCGCTCGGCACGGTCTGGAGCCGGCCAGCACCCAGCTGGTCGATGACCGACACGACGGTGCCGGCGGCCATGAGGGTCCGGGTCATGCCCGATCCCGTGGCCTCGAACACCGTCTGGGTGAACGTCTCCAGTTCCGGCTCGGTCAGGGTCCCGCCGGCCGCCTGCGCGTTCGTCGTCACGAACTCGAGGAAGCCACCGGTCGTGCGCCACGGCGTAGCCGTGGTGCCACCCAGGCCGGAGGTCGCGGTGTCCAGCTTCGCGTTGCCGAAGATGAACGCACGCTCGATGTCCATCATGTGGTAGACACCGTTCTCCTTGCGGAGGCGCGGCTTGTCCTTCCCGCCGTAGTTCTCCGACACGGACTCGGTACCGGTCGTGCCGAACGGCTGACGGAAGATCTGGGTGTAGTTGTACAGGAAGCCCTCGGTCACCGAGCGCGGCACTCCGAGGGTTCCACCTTCGGGGTAGGCCGTACCGATGATCACGAGGTTGTCACCGCTCGCGTTGGCGGTTGCCGACACGGAACCGGCGCCACGGACGGTGGCGATCGTGTTGGCGTCCACGTTCGAGGTGACGAGCGAGATCTCACCGGTTCGCGTGTTCAACACGAGATCCTGCGCCTTGAAGCGCGGGGCCGTACCGGTGGTCACTCCCTGGTTCGCCGTCGAGGACGTGTCCGTCGCGAGCGAGGTCTTCGTGGGGAGATCCTTCTCCATCCACTCGTACTTCGAGTTCGTGACGGTTCGAGTCTTGGCGGCCTTGGACAGCAGAACGAACGGGTTCTCGTTCGGGTCCAAGTAGTGGATCGTGTTCGAGACATCTCGTACGCGTCGTGCCGCAGGGATATTCCCTGTGGACTCACGCACCGAGAGCGTCCCCTGCGCTGAGGTGACAGCCATGGTGGCTCCTTCGAGTCGCGGATGAACAACTGACTCGCGAGCGAGCGGAGGGCGAAGTGCGTTACTCCTGCCGCGTGTGGATCGGTGGGGGCCATGGCGGGTATCCCCGGTACTGCGGTACTGCGGTGAGGTCCCTTAGCGGGGGTGTCTCACGGTGAGGTTGACACGCGGGAAGAGGCGTGTCAACGAACTCAGACGCCGAACACGGACTTGGATCGGCCTCCACGGGCCATGTCCAGCACGTCGTCCCAGTCGTCTCGCTCCGGCTCTTCGCCGGCGGGAGGAGCGCCCAGGGAGCCGGACTCGACGGTGGCCTTCTTGCGGGCGTCGGTCAGATCTCGTGCCTTGGGCTTGGTGCGTGTGACGGTCTTGACGCCGGCGAGTCTACGTGCGAGGGCTAGACCGTCGTCGGTGTCGATATACGTCGGGTTCGCGCGGAGCACCGAGCGCAGTTCGGGGACCTGGCTCATCTCGAGCGCGATCGAGTAGTTCTCGGCGAGGGTGGGATCCAGGCCGAACTCGTGGAAGACCTCGACCATGCCGATCTCGGCATCACCGTCTACCTCAGGGTTAGCGGTGCGGAACGCGCCGATAGCGGACTTCGTCTCGGCCTCGGTCCGGGCAAGCTCTGCCATCTGCTGCTGTTGCTGTAGCTGGGCCTGGAGCGGGGAGATCCGCGCGTCGGCCTCCTGCTGGGCGATCTGACGGGCGAGCTTGAGCGTCTCCTCGTCCACCCCCAGCTGGTCGGCGACCTTGGAGAGATCCTCCTCGGCCGGCTTGGCCTTCTCGGCCTCCACCTGGGTGATGTACTGCGCGGCGGCCTCGAGGTAGGCGGTGGCCTGCGCCAGCTGCTGCTCGGCGTTCTTGGCCCGCTCCGCTTGGCGCTGGCCGAGGTCGAGGGCGTTGCGGTGAGCCTCTTCGAAGTCCTCGACCGTCTTGTACTTGGTCGCGTAGCGCCCCTCGTACGGGGTCGCCTTGGCCTCCTCAGGCTCTTCTTCCTCCTCAGGCTCCTCCTCGGTAACCTCCTCCTCGGTGGCCGGCTCCTCGGTGACCTCATCGAGGGCGGGTTCCGGCTCTTCGGGGGTGTCGGGGGCGAGGGGATCGGCGCCGGTCGATCCCGGCGCTTCCTCGGGGGCTACCGCTTCGGCGACGTCGGAGATCTCAGGAGCGTCTCCGAACGGGTCGGCTTCGGGTGTCTCAGACATCACGTCGAGGCCGAAGGCATCCTTAGGCATCGTTTACTTCCTCTCCCTCTTCCGTGGCTTCGAGAGCCTCGCGGATCCGTGACAGGTCGCCGGCGACCGACTCCTTCAGCTGCTTGAGCATCCTGAAGGCGATCACCATGCCCTGTCGTTGCACGAACTCTTCCATCGACCCGCCACGGAGCATCGACTCGATCGAGTCGTTCTCCCGGTAGGTCGCCCACTGCTCGATCAGGTCCCAGTCGGGTCCCGTCGTGATGCGGTGGTACGGCTCGAGCGTGGAGAGTGCCTCGAGCAGTTCTGCGCGGCTGGCCTCGATCACGTCGGGGTCTGCCGACACGTGTTCCCCCGCGAGCGAGCGCGGGTTGGCGCTATCCATCCGTCCCTCCTATCCCTCCTGGCCCGCTGCCGCGAGCATGTCCATGATCTGGTTGGGGTCACCCACCCCATCGGGTCCCGGCGCCATCTCGCCGCCGCCGGGGGGGACCGATGAGAGCATCGGCTGCGGCGGTGGGGGCGGCGCGGGGGCATAGCGCATCTTGTCCTCGATCCCGAAGGCGTCGAGGACGTCGGATGCCAGAGCGTCCAGCGAGAGCAGCGGCTGCCCTGTCACTGGGTTCATGATCTGAGCGAAGGTCTGGAGCAGGTTCATCGACTGCTCCTTGCGGACCGACTCGGTCACGACCGAGGACTGGGCCTCGATCGAGTAGTCGAAGCCGCCCTGCAAGGACTCGGCGGTGACTTGGATCCACTCCTTCTGCCCGTCCTCGTTGAGGATCCGCAGGCTCATCTCCTCCGGCATGAACTGCTGCAGGATCGAGCCGTACATCTCAGCGAGGGGAGACAGGCCGGTCATCTCCGCGAGGTTCACCTTGAGCGCGAACCTCGAGTTGCCCTGCTCGGTGATGATCGAGGCGCCGGTGGCGGTCTGGTTGTAGGACGCTGCGTCCCCGGATCCGCCGGTGTAGGAGTTGACAGCGGAGATCTTCTCCGTCATCCGCTCGACCTCGGCGACCTCTTGGTAGATCGACCCGGTCACGTCGGGCGTGTCGATCCACTGGATCACGTCGCGAGGGTTCATGTCCTTCGCGCGGACGCGGATCCCACCGCCCGGACGGGTCTTCAGGTCCCGCATGTCCCAGACGTTGTCGGGGTCGAACGCGAACATCCGGTTCAGCACCAGGCGCACGTTGTCGATGCGCTGGTTCCACAGGGCGTTCGTCACGTCCTGCATGCCCTCGATCGGCTCGATCTCCCCGACGCCCCAGAACTCGCCCTCCTGCAGGTAGTCCACGATCCGGATGAAGGGCTTGGAGCCGTGCTCGTAGGGGTTCTCGTCGCAGCGGACGATCGCGCAGCGGTTCAGCACCACCATCACGGTCGTGTCGGTCCAGATCTCCCAGATCTCGGCGAGCTTGCGCGTCGGATCGGTCTGGGCGTTCTTCGTCTCCTCGCGGAGCTTGTAGATCGTGTCGGTCTGGCCCGACCAGAGGTCCCCGTACTCGTGTTCCGGGGGCATCCGCCAGATCCCTTCGCGAAGCATGTTCTTGACGTACACGTCGTCGCGGAAGGACCGCTGGATCACGTACCGGGCGTCGTACATCGAGGTCGCTTCGGGCGCCGGCCAGAAGTTGAAGATGTCCACGAACTCGGTGACCGGCCCCTCGTAGACCACGACCTCGGTGTTCACGCGCTCGTACTCGCCGGTGCCGACCTCGTCCCCCATCGGGGCGTCCTCGGTGAGGGGCTGACCGTCCAGCCCTATCATCGGAGCGCCCGTGTCGGGATCCATGACCGGCATCGGCATCATCATCTGCTCGGTCTGCTCTTCCATCCTCACCACGGGCTTGGTGATGCGGACGTGGCGGACCTTCGCGATCCCCGTGCCGTACTTGAGCGCCGACTTGTAGACCATGACCAGCTGCTCGTACATCTTCGAGCGGCCGGCAGCCCAGTCCAGCAGCTTCTCCATGACCTTGGCCGGCTCATCGTCTTCAGGCTCGAGGCCCTCGACGCGGAACGTCGGGAGTTGGGCGACCATCTTGGGGATGATCGACTCGATGACGTAGAACACGATCGGCCAGAAGACCTTGGAGTGCCAGTCGCCGTCCTGACGCACGACCCAGGACCGATACAGCTTGTAGTACCGCTCCCAGCGGGTCTGGAGCGGCCTGCGGGCGTCGTCAGCCGCCGAGAACTGCTCGAGCGCCCAGTTCAGGAGGCGTGAGTGCTCCTCCTTGTTCTTCGGGAAGAGTTCCCCCCCGCGCTCGCCTTCCTCGTTCGTCTCATCGACGGGTCGGGAGGCGGCCTCGACGGGGTCGGTCTTCACTTCGTGCTCTTCTTCTTGGCCGCTGTCGACTTACGGGCCGTGCTGGTCGACTTACGGGCCGGCTTCTTGGCGGGCGCACCCTCAGCCTCAGCCTTAGCCTTAGGGTCAGCCTCACCCTCAGCCTCAGCCGGAGCGAAGAACGCGTCCTCGTCCAGCGTGTTGTCGTCGCGAGTCTTCGGATCCATGGTCACTTCCCCTTCTTCTTCGGCTTCTTCGCCGCCGCGTTCGTGATCTTGGCCGCCGAGGTCTTCGAGTACCCCTTGGCGACCAGCTTCTCGTACTGCGGCCAGTTCTTGACCTGCTTCCCCGGCATAGGACCCCCTCCTCTATAGGCCGGTGGGTGTATCCGCTACCTCAGGCTCCGGCATCGCGCCGGTGACCTGATTACGGTGGTGCAGGGTCATCTGTACCCCGATCGCGAACGAGATAACTCGGTCGTCGTGGGTCCCCTCCTGGGCTTCCGGCCGGCCATCGTCGCCCCGGACGAACCCGAAGAGTTCCCTGATCGTGTCGGCAGAGAAGATCTCGACCTGCTGGTTCCGCACGAGCGCGGCGAGGTCGTCCAGCATGGGCATCCGGGTCGTTCCGTCGGTCACCCAGCCGTAGTAGGAGGAGATCTTGGCCCCTCGGACGTTGATCCGGCGGTGCACGAACAGGTTCCGGTGCTTCCACACGTCCTTGAGGAGCGAGATCGCGGTCTGGCCGGAGGAGTGGTTACGCTCGATCCCGGTCAGCGCCTGCTCCCGCATCGTCCTCATCTGCTCGGGGCCGGGGCACGACCACCACGAGGTGGCGTAGTAGATCTGTTCGGCGAACACTTCGGGGGCCATCCGGCCATGGATCTGGGCCACCTGCCGTAGTACGGGGACCCTACGCTTATGACCGGGGCGGTCAGGATCTTCTTCTAGCTCCGACACCTTGATGATGTCAGCGGAGGAGAAGTCCCGACCGCCCCGTTCGGCCTCGGGGTCCGACAGGGAGGCGTCAACAGCTGCAGCGGCCTTGCCCTCGGCGGTGTCGGCCCCCAAGACGTAGTGGCCGTCGTCGTCCGGCATCTCCCAGACCTTCACATAGCCGCGCTCGGACGCCTGGAGCTTGAAGCCCTGGCCGATCTTGACGAACGTGCCGCGTCTGATCGGCGCCTTCGCGCGCTGCTCGTACTCCTCGAGCGCCCCGACGTCGAAGAACGTGTCACCGGAGAGAACGAACGCCTCTCGAGCGTTCGAGGGGTACTCCTGGCGGAACGTGCGCTCGTCTCCGAGGAAGTCGTCGCGGATCTTGCCGCGCCGCCACGCGATCTGGTTGATCGAGAGCCGGTGGAAGCGGCCCTCCCAGTAGATCCCCTCGTCCATGGCCTTGCGTTCCCACGGATCCGAGGAGTACTTGATCTCGTCCCACTCGCCCTCGGTGACCTCACGCTGATATTCGGCGTGGACCCACCAGGGCAGGAAGATCGGCATCCACTCCGACAGGCCAGACTCGGCGAGGAGCCAGAGCCGGTGGAAGAGGTTCCCGACGCCCTTGGCGGTGGACTCAACGTAGACCTCGCCGCCCTCGGTCGGGACCGCCTGCATCAGCGCGGTCCACGTCTCGTCGGCCTTGGGCCACACGGCTATCTCGGAGGCGTGCAGGTAGTGGACCGTGGATCCACGGCCGGCGTCGGGGTCGCCCGCCGTCTCCACCGTGATCCTCGAGTCGGTCTTCCAACTCATCTCGCGCGCGCCGCGCGTGGACTTGCGAGGCGGTCGAAGCTCGTCGGGGACCTCGCGGTCGTACCGCTCGTAGATCCCGAAGATGTCGCCGGCGCGGTCGAGCTTGTCAGCGAGGACGAGGCCGCGCTTGTTCCCCCACAGGGTGCAGCCCCGGTAGATCCTCGAGGCGCACCACGTGGAGATGCCCTCCTGGCGGGCCTTGAGGATCAGCACACGGACCTTGCCGGTGCGTTCGCGCTGCTCCTCGATCTTCGTCCGGACGTACTCCTGGGCGAAGTTCGGCTCGAACCGGGCCATCCGGCCGGCCTTGGTCTGGATCTTCAGGGCAGCGCGGCAGTAGAGGTGGTGGTCGGCTCTGAGGCGCTGGAGGTGTTCTCTGGTCAGTTCCGGGGCTTCGACCGCCTGGCTCAGCGGAAGAAGCTCCATCCCCACAGGCCGCCGAGGTTATAGACCAGCAGCCCGCCGATCAGGATGATCCAGCTGATCGCCATCCACGTGGAGTGGCGGTCCCAGAACGGGATGCTCGAGCGCGGCCGAGGGCCGGGGGGCGGATCGGGGAGCTTCATCGGTCCTGCCTCCACTCCACACCCCAACGGCCATCAGCGAAGATGTTGACCGTGATCACTCCTGGCTCCTCCACGCGCATCGTGAACGATGGCTGGGTGGCCTCGAGGGGGATCCAGACCCCGTACGGCTCTGCCGGCTCCACCTCGATGTCGATCTCGGTGTCCTGGGTGAGGATCTCCGTCACCCGGCGCAGATGCGGGTTCTCGATCGATACGCCTTCGGCGTCGAACCCTGACTCGTCACTCATCACGTCCCCCTATCTCGCTGAGCCGCTGGTCGAGCACCCCGCTCGTGACGGCCCAGCAGTCGTGTGGGATCCGCCCGTAGAGCCTGTGGGCGGGGTTCCCGGTCCAGTTCGCGTCGGTCATGATGTCGCGCCCGACGATGTGACCGACGACCCGGTATCGGTCGAAGTCGTAACGCCAGACGAGCACGTAGGTGTCGTCGGCGTGGCCGTACTTCTTGTCCTCCGGCGCCACCATCAGGTGATACCCGGGCCTCATGCCTCCCCGGACCTGCACCTGGCCGACGTCGTAGCGCCCCAGTTCCCCGGGAACCGGTGGCGGCACCCCGAGCGCCTGGGCGGCGGCGACCTCGGAAGCGGCGCCCAGGTAGGCGTTCCGGTCCCGATCCTGCCCGGGGTACCGTGCCCTGAGCGTCGGGTTGTTCAGCCCCGCTCGGGCGATCGCGTCGACCAGCAGCAGCTGTGAGCGATCCAGCTCCACGTCGAGACTCACTTCATCACGACCTTGCCGCAGGTCGTGCAGATCAGCAGCCCCGACGCCCCCCGCTTCTTGTGCGGGTGGGTGCAGACGGTTCGCTCCGAGGCGGTGATCACCGGCGCCGGCCGTGGATCGGCCTCCATGGCTCCAGAGATGCTCACCCGGGCACTCATAGCCTCGCTCATCTTGATCGCGACGTACGTGGCCCGGGATGCCTTCCCCCGGCGCTCATCGATCGCGGCCACGAGGCTCTCAGGCAGCCTCAGGGCGACCTGAACGGTCGGCTCCTCGAACCGGCTGTACTCGGATCGTTCCTTCTTCTTGGTCATCTGGCCTTCCCTGATCACACCGTTCGCCCGGAGGGAGTGGGAACCCGGGCGCACGGTCTTACCAGGGCCGCCCCGGCCGAGGCCGGATGCGCGGCTCCGTCAGAACCGCTTCGGCTCGCCGCCGCAGGCGGTCAAGATCGCCGCCACCAACGCCGCCACCGAGAACATCAGGTACTTCGCTCTGGTCATGCTCTACCTCCCCCCGGTTCTGATCGCGGTCCATCACCCTATCGATGGTCGTCATGATCCTCCCCTATCTGTCGGCTCGTCCTTGGTGGGGTGCCGCAGCACGTGGTCGTCGCTCCCCGGTGGGGCGATGCAGTCATCGTAGGAGCAGGTCAGGTCGTGACGTGTCGCTGGCGGCGGCTCGTCCTTGGTGGGCGACTCCACGAACTGATGCGCAGCGGTGTGACCGTCCGCGCCGTCCATGAGCGTCCCGATGCGCGGCTCGTCCTTGGTGGGGTGCCGCTCAACCAAGTGGTCCACGTCGTACCCCTGCTCGGCTTCATCGGCCAGCTTCTCGAAGTCGGCGTCTGTGAGATGCGGCTCGTCCTTGGTGGGGTGCGACGCGGGATGCACGATGAGCGGCTGCGCTGGGTGCTGCGCCGTGATCGTGTCGGCCATCGCCTCAACGTCCTCACGGCGTAGGTCGTCCTTGGTGGGGTGCCCGAGGTCGGCGATGGCGTCGGCGTTCGGGTGGTTCCAGTCCTTCGTGAGTCGCTGCACCTCGGCTAGCGCACCCTCTAGCTCACGGATGCGGGCGACCAGCCCCGGGGTATGGCCGTTATGCAAGGCGAGGGCTTCCCGTGCCTCGTCCCGCTCCTGTTCGGCTTGGGCGAGGCGGGCGGTGAGGCGGTCGAGGGCGGCGTTGCCTCGGGCCGCGACGTGGGCGTCCGCCGACCCCGATGAAGGGTCGTGGATGCGAAGTCGCTCAAGGGCTTCCCTCACCACGTCGGAGTCGGTCATGACGGCCACCCGTCGATGATCAACCAGAGCAGCGCCAGCGTCCCCACCACCGCAGCCACGGCGATCGCCCAATCCCTCCACCGA